TATGATAACACTACTAAACGGAGATGCTTGGGGTAAAGACGAAATACTTACGCAGATGGTCTTGGATGAATTTTACTATGGACATCTTGGTAAGTATGCACTTAGTCAATCTTCACTAAAAACAATACTTAATAACCCTTTAGACTATTTAAAAATGTTAAAGGGTAAGGAAACAAAGTCATCGGATGCTTTAATTATGGGCAACCTTGTGCATTGGGGGTACTTAGAACCTAACGTATTTTATAGCAAAACATTTGTTGAGGCAGAAAGAATAAATGAAAAAGAATACAAATTGGCGGTAGAAAAACACGGAGAAAAAAATGTTTATAAAGCAAAGTTGCAAAGAATAGCAGAATCTTATGTGGATGCTTTAAATAGATGCGACAAACTAAACGATATAAAAAGCAAATGCGAAATAGAAGTACCTGCAATAAAAATGTTTTTTGACGATATACCAATTAAAGGTAAGGCAGATATGCTTAGTGAAAACACTATTTACGATTTAAAAACTACAACAGTAAACCCTGATAAGTTTACCAAGTGGAAAATACTTGATATGGATTATGACTTACAAGCATTTATCTATTGTCAGTTATTTGAAGTAGATTACTTTTCTTTTATACCTATAAACAAAACAAACAAGGCAAAAGGCATAGTCCATTGTGGGAAAGAAATATTAGAAAGTGGAGAAGAAAAGTTTTACAAAGCCATTGATAAGTTTAAAAAATACTTTTACCAAAAAGACATAGACGAGTCAGAATATATTTTGGACAATGATTGTCCTGAAATAATAGTAGGATAAGGGGAAACTGAAAACCTTTTAGAGTAAGCAAAACAATAAATTAAAATTATGAATACATTAAACATTAAAACAGGAACATTTGAAAGAAATTATCAAATTAACAAACTAAAACACGCAGGTGTAAACAGAAAAATTGTACAGTTACACAGGGATAGTTTTAAAAAGAAAATGATAGAGTTTGGCTTTTTAGTACCTATAATTGTTGACCATAAAGCAAACCTTATAGAAGGACACCACAGGGTAGAATGTGCTAAACAAATGGGTATAGAAACACTACCTGCTTATATTGTAGATTGGATAGATGCAAAAAATAAAGATGAATACCAAAAATTTATTATGAGCATTAACAATAACAATAGAAAATGGACTGCACTTGATTATTTAGAAAGCTACTCACAAACAAGAAAGGACTATAGCTATGTACTAAAAAAGTATCACGAAACTAAAGATGTGTTTTCTGTTGGGAACGTTTTAAATATATACTTTAACGCAGGTTGTACTGAAACATTTAAGCAAGGTGTTAGTGTTATAAGAAACAGAGTATTTAGCGAATACCTTTTTAAAAGGTTTTATGAATTAAAAAAACTATATGGCGGTGTTAAGATACAAGCATTTACTGTAAACAGAGTTTGTTCTTTAGCACATATTAAAAGTAAAGGTAATATGAAAGAGATGAACTTTGTTTTTAATCAGTTAGAAACTTGGGCAGAACAAGACAACCCAATACTTTCTTCTGTAGAATTTATTAGACCTGAAGTAACAAAACAAATAAACTTTTATAGAGAGATACAGAATGATTAATTTATACAATCAAGACTGTATGGTTGCAATGGAAGGGTTTGCTGATAATCAGTTTGACTTGGCTATTGTAGACCCACCTTATGGGATTAATATTGCTAAATGGGATGGTATTGATATGAAGCCGAATGATTATTATTTTAAAGAATTATTTAGAGTTAGTAAAACACAAATAATTTTTGGTGGTAATTATTTTAATTTACCACATAGCGAGGGGTGGATATGTTGGGATAAAACATATAAATTTCCTCTAAAGTTAAAAATTGGTGAGTTTGAATTAGCTTGGACTAATATGAACATTAAACACACCTTTTTAAGATTTACAAGCTGTGGAAATTTTCAAGGGTTTGAAAACCCACGAGCAAGATATGATAGAAAAAAATCATTCCACCCAACAAGTAAGCCTATTGAGGTATACGAATGGCTACTTATGAACTATGCAAAAGAAGGCTACAAGATACTTGATACGCATTTAGGAAGTGGGTCAATTGCTATTGCTTGTCATAATTTAGGATACGATTTAACAGGATATGAAATAGATACAGAATATTACAAAGCAGCAATAAAACGATTAAAACAACATCAATCCCAAATAAGGATGTTTTGAATAAAGAAACAATAAGAGAGTTTTACTTACTTGCACTAATAGACTTCCAAAACGGTGTAGGTATGGAAGAAATGTATAAAACATTAAAGATGTACGAGGACTTGGAAGATTACGAAGCCTGTGCAGGGATATTAAAAGCAATAAAAGAATACGAATATGACAATAGAGAAGATTAAAGAAATAGTAGAAAAGGAAACAAAAGTTAATTTAAGCAACCCATCAAGAAGGTCTGAACTTGTTTATGTAAGGGCATTGTACTTTAACCTATGTAGGGAATACACAATGCACCCTTTAGAGGTTATAGGAAAATCAGTAGGCAAACACCACGCTACTGTAATGCACGGAATAAAACTATTTAGAGATTGGATAGACCAACACGAAACTAAGTACATAGAAATCTATGAAACTTTAGACAGACAAGTAAGAAAAGAATTTAGAAAAGAAAACGCTAAATACAGAGGAAGGGATTTCTACAAAAGAAAATATGCTAAGACACTTGTAGAACTTAGAGATGTAAGAAACAAACACAGAAACCTAAAGAAGTTAGTAAATGTATAAACCACTACCCAAACAACTAACCATAAAGAAAAGCAAGATAGAAGGTCTTGGTGTTTTTTCAATAGAAAAAATAGAAGCAGGATACGAGTTAGGAATAACACACCGTAAGATAGAACCAACAAGCCTATATGGAGATGAATTACTTAGAACACCCTTAGGAGGCTTTTTAAACCATAGTGATACTCCTAACTGCTTTATACAAAGAAAAGGCAAAATAGGTACCTTATATACCATTAGACCTATAAAGGCTAACGAAGAACTAACAGTATTTTATACTTTGTATGATGTTTGACATTTGGAAGTACGTAGGTTTGTTTTATATAACCGCTATTGTAATTTTACTTATAGCATTGTTCTTTAACAAAGATTAGTTTTTTTTATTGTATAATTAATAATAATGTTTTTTAATTCTATGGATGGTAGAAGAAATAACGGAGGACACAAAACCGCAGGTAGAAAGTCTAAGGCAGAAGAAGTAAACCTAATAGAGAAACTTACGCCTTTAGAAGATGCTGCTTTTTTAGCACTAAAGGAAGGTGTAGAAAGAGGCGACTTTAAATTTGTTCAACTGTTCTATAACTACTATGCAGGTAAGCCAAGAGAAACTAAGGACATTACAATTAATGAGGACTTACCCTTGTTTATGGAGGACTAAGGATAACCACAACCTTGTCTTTCGTTATTTATGCGAGTAAAAAAAACTATTGCTTTTCATAAGTTAAGAAAACTACAAAGTAGGATACGAATAGTAAAGGGGGGAACCTCCGCGAGCAAGACCATATCAATACTTTGTTTACTTATAGACTATGCTATTACAAATAAAGGCAAAGAGATTAGCGTAGTATCTGAAAGCATACCACATTTAAGGAGGGGCTGCGTTAAGGATTTTATTTCTATACTTAAAGGTCTTAATAGGTACAAAGAAAGCCAATACAATAAAAGTACCTTAAAATACACTTTTACAAACGGAAGCTACATAGAGTTTTTTTCAACTGACCAACCTGATAAACTAAGAGGTGCAAGACGTACAGACCTCTACATAAACGAATGTAATAATGTACCCTTTGATGCTTACAACCAATTAGCAGTTAGAACATCAGGCACTATATGGTTAGACTATAACCCATCTAATTTATTTTGGGTAGATAAAGAACTAATAGGAAAAGAAGATACGGACTACATTACACTTACCTACAAAGACAACGATGCACTACCTGAATCCATAGTAAAGGAAATAGAAAAAGCAAGAGACAAAGCTAAGACATCTACTTACTGGGCGAATTGGTGGAGGGTTTACGGATTAGGAGAAACAGGTAGCTTGGAAGGTGTTTGTATTCCTGATTGGAAAGAAATAGACACAGTACCAAACGAAGCAAGGCTATTAGCATATGGAATGGATTTTGGATATACTGACCCTACTACAATAATAGGATTGTACAAATGGAACGAAGCATACATAGCAGACGAAGTGTTTTACAAGTCTAATACTGTTTTAAGGGATGTTAGCTTGTTTTTAAGACACAATAATATAAAAGATAATATAATAGCTGACCAAGCAGAACCGAAGTCCATAGAAACGCTTAGAAGGGATGGGCATAATATCTATCCTTGCACAAAAGGTAGAGATAGTGTAAACTTTGGAATTAACCTAATAAACCAAAACGAAATATACGTTACAAGCAGAAGCAGGAATCTAAAACGAGAACTACAAGGATATGTGTGGGCAAAAGACAAAGATGGTAACACACTTCCGAAACCAACGGGCGAACACCCTGACTGCATAGATGCATTTAGGTACGTTTTAACAGACACATTAGAAAACTCACACAGAGGACAATATTTTGTATATTAAAAATATTTTATATATTAGCATCATAAAACAATAAATATGAAACGATTTAAAAACAGTTACGAATACAAAATGGTTAAACAGATAACCGCAAAAGAAAACAAAAGGGCTTTAAAGAAAGCGTCAGTAAGTTTTTTATTACTTATGACATCTATGTATTTAAGTCTATATACATTTTTATGGTTTGTACAATGGGTATGGCTTTAGATAATAATTTCTTCAGACCTTACTTGCAAAGGCAATGGTGTTGGGATAATGGATACTTTGTTGTTCTAAAACCTATCACACAGGGAACTTACAAATCAAAAGTAAGAATCAACTTAGACATACAAAAAAGCATACAACAAGGCAAAGAAGAATACATACAAGACTCTAAAAAATTAGAATATAAAATAGACGAACTCTACGAATATATGTACAATACTTTTAATTAGTTTTTTCATTTGGTTAGTTTGGTTAAGGGGGCAGAAATGCCCTCTTTTCTTTTTATACATAATTGTCGTATTTTTATTGTATTAATATACGATTATGAAAATAGACATATACATACCTGAAAAGCTATCTGACATTACGTTAGAGCAGTACCAAAAGTTTGCAAAGCTAAACACAGAAGAAAATCAAGATAGTAGTTTCCTGCTACATAAAATGGTAGAGATATTTTGCAACCTTGACCTTAAAGACATAGCAAGAATCAAATACACTTACGTTAGTAGCATAGTATCTGACTTAAACAAAATATTTAATACAAAGACAGAGCTAATACCTACGTTTACCTTAAAAGGTGTAGAGTATGGTTTTATACCAAAGTTAGATGACATAACATTAGGTGAGTACATAGACCTCGACAATAACATTTCAGACTGGGACACAATGCACAAAGCTATGGCGGTGCTTTACAGACCTATTAAACTAAAAAAAGACCATAGATACCAAATAGAAGATTACACCGCAAAGGAGGACTACGACAAGTTTAAAGATATGCCTTTAGATGTAGTTATGGGTAGTCTTGTTTTTTTTTGGAATTTAAGCAACGAGTTGTTACAAATTACCCTGAAATATTTAGCGAAAGAGATGGAGGAGAATCTGACCTTACCACAACGTCAAATTTTGGAAGAAAGTGGGGTTGGTATCAATCAATTTATGGACTGGCTAAGGGGGATGTTACCAAGTTTGACACCGTTACAAGACTAAACATACACAAGTCATTTATGTACTTAGCTTTCGAAAAAGAAAAAATAGAGTTAGAAAAAAGTTTGATTAAGAAACGATGAAAGGATTTTACCAAGTAACAGATAAAATAAAAACACTTCTAAATGCAGAGCCATTCGTAAACACAGTTACCTATGGAAGTATTGACGATGTAGATTTAGACAAGCAGGGTATTTTTCCTTTGTCGCATATTATAGTAAACAATGCAGTAGTAGGGACAAAGACTACAACTTTTAGTATTTCGATTCTTGCAATGGACATAGTAGATATATCTAACGATGAAGTTACTGATGCGTTTGTAGGAAACGACAACGAGCAGGATGTTCTTAACACACAACTTGCATTACTTACAAGAGTAATAAACGAACTTCAAAGAGGGGATAGTTACACAGATAAGTATCAGGTAGAGGCTAATGTAACTTGTGAGCCATTTGTAGATAGGTTTGAAAACAAGTTAGCAGGATGGTCAGCTACATTAGATGTAATAGTACAAAACGATATGACAGTCTGCTAATGACCTTTAAACAAACAAAACAAGCCTTAGAGGCATTCGCTAATACTGTTATAAAACAATCAAAGGGAAACCTACGTAGACATCGTAATAACAAATTTATTACAGGTTCATCAAGTGGAGACTTAGAAGGTAGTTTAGGGTATGATTTAAAAGTAATGCCTAACAGTTTTAGTTTAGAGTTTTATATGGCTGACTATGGTATATACCAAGACGAAGGTGTAAGGGGTGCAGAAAGTACATATAGACAAAGCCAAAATAGTAGGTTTCAGTACAAGAAGATGCCATTAAGTCGACAGGCAAGAAAGTCTTTAGGCAAATGGATTAAACAAAAAGGATTAGAGGGCGATGTTAAAAGTTTAACTTATGTAATAGCAAGAAGCATATACAAAAAAGGATTAAGAGCCTCTATGTTTTTTACTAAGCCTTTTGAAAACGCATTTATAAAACTACCTGACGAACTAATAGAAAGGTTCGCATTAGACATTGACGAATTTATAGAGTTTACAAGATGACAAAAATAAACATTAGAAGTCCATTTTATTTAAGATACGATGAACCCGATGTACCAAGTGTTGCATTAGATTGTGATTTAGTGAATCTGCAAGATATGACAATAGACCAATTTGGTAATATAACACTACCTACGTTAGACTATGGGGATATTGATAGTTATACTTCTACCGCAGGTGATTTTAGCAACGGAAAATTTGATACTGTATTAACTGATACAAGCAGAACTGTTACTTTTTCTATTCGTATACCTGTAAACTTTAGCAACGCATCGGATGACATAATTGATTGTGATGCTACATTTACACAACCTGCTTTCGTTTGTACAGGCGGTGTTACTTTAAATGGAAGCATACCAAATCAATCTTTAGACACAGGTGGTGATACAGTAGACATAGATTTAACAAGTTATTTTACACAAGGTGTAGACCCTATTGTAGGTTATAATATTACAAATAGTTTTCCAACATACATACAGACTTCAATAAATAACGGTACATTAAGTCTGTTTAGTGGAAGTAAAACAGGAACTATCACAATATTTGTAGAAGCTGACGATGGAGACCCTAATACTTGTAGTGCAACACAATCAATACAGACCACTATATCAGCTGCACAAACTTACGCTTGTGGTGATGCTTTTTTTACAGGCGGTAGTATATCTAACTTAGGTGTTATTACAAATCCTTCTTTAAATGGAACTATAACTTCAATTAAAGATACATCAGGAGGCACACCGATTACAAGCTACCCTTCAAACACTACAGGCAGTGCAAGAAGTGTTACATTATTTTTTGATATAACAGTACCATCAGGTGTAGGATATACAAATGAAGGGGCAACGGTTGAATGTTCTAAAACCTTCACACAATCTTCTGTTTCTTTACCTGAATTTGATTGTGAAGTAGCAGGACTTACAGGACAAGCCATAGCATTAAACGGTACTGTAAAAATAGGTACGGCAAATAAAGGTACAATATCAAGTTTTACACCTCTAAGTTTTGAGGGTTATTTAAGCACCTCTACAGAAAGAACTGTTACTTTTAACATTACACCTCCTGCAAGTGGATATGCAAATAGCGGAGGTTCTAATATTTCTTGTCCAGTAACAATGTTACAACCTGCAGTAGAACTGGCAACATCAGCAGACATTTCTTGGTCTATACATACTCAATATTATGATTATTTAACAAGAGAACAATACGAAGCAGCAGGAAACACTTATGTTACTAATTATTCTACTGCAAACAAGACAAGTTATTATAGGACACAACAAATATTAGAATTTAATTTAGACATTTGTAGATTTAGCAATTCAAGTAATACTGTTTTTTTAGTGTCAGACAATATATTAGATAACATTAATACAGGAATATCTAACAATTCATTGTTTGATATGGTTTTTGATGGTCGATTAAAGCAATACGTATTTAACAATACAGGTGCAGTATATTTAAGATTAAGAGATAGACGAGGGCCTACTTTTGGTAGTACACAAATATGCCCCCAAGTAATTCAAAATTTCCAAACAAGACAATATTATATAAGAGTTGAGCCTACACGCATAATATCTGAAATATGGTACGTCCATCATACAAATAAAACCTTTCAAAGATTAGCATAATGCCATTTAAAACAGCAGATTTAAACATATATATTTACACAGGCACAGTAGGGTCTTATACATCTTCTGACCTAAAATATAATAT